TCGCGCTGAGTTGGTGGCGGCAAATTTCACGGGATATGCTAAGGCCACGAAGCCTGAGCTGCACTCCCTGTTGATGCAGGCAACCGCGGATCAATGCGTTCTATGCGCTCTGGCGACTCGGGACAACGGGATCTATCGCGCAAACAACGACAAGACGGTGACGTTATGAGTACGGTCGACAAGTTCAACAATCATCCGACGTGGAGGCTCGTGGTAAGCGGGAATAGCGTCTATTGGAAGAGGATAAAATGACTATAAAAACCAAGGCCCCTACCTTCAAGGTGGGAGATTTAATCAAGAAAGGTGAGGACGTCTCGGACGTCGAGGAAAATCCCAAGACCAATACGTTCGAAGCTGTCGAGCGGAAGGCGGATAATTTTACCCAGTGGGAGGAGGAGTGCGTCAGGTTCTACATCGAGGGGGGTATGGAGGATCGCAGCAGGACCGCGGCCTACCGGAAAGCCAGACCCAAGGTAACCGCTCGCTGGAAGAATGAAACTGTCTGGGAAAAGGCGTCGAAGTTCTTCGCGTCTCCAAAAGTAAAGGCCCGAGTCAATGAGGTCAAGGAGCATCTTCGCGAGGAGACCAATATCTCTGCTGAGTACGTGTCAGAGCGCACCAAGCAGATTGTCGAGCGCTGTATGCAGAACGAGCAGGTGTTCGATCGCAAGGGCGAGGCGGTTATTGTGCAACTACCTAGTGGTAAGCTGGCGGCGGCTTACGCATTCCAGCCTATGGCAGCCCTCAAAGGTTTGGATCAGCTAGGCCGAACGCTCCCGGATTACTACGGGGGAGACGGTACGCCAGTGAACAACGAGGTCCCGAACATTAGTATCAATTTTATTGGCACGCAGAACAACGGATAGGTTGACTGTGATCGCTTGATATGCAATGATCAGCTTGTTATTTTAGCAAGGAGCAAGCGTGAAAACCGTAGCCCACTTCCAGAAAGACGACTTCGGACTGTTCGAGATTATCGATGACCGTAACGGCGAGACCGTGAAGCGCGGTATCAAGAGCGTCAGCAAGGCAGCGGCTTATGTTGCTTACTACAACGAAGAAATTGAGAAGGCTGATTTGGCGTGGGACCTGCTGGATGCAAAGGGGGTGAGCGCGTGAATCTTATAAATGTCATTGAGGTCGCGGAAGAGAAAAAACCTGCTTTCGGTGCGAAGTGTAATATGTGCGGTTGGTGCTGCCTAACCGAGATATGCGCGGTTGGTCTTGAGCTGACAGATAAAACTATAGGGCCGTGTCCTTTGCTTCTTGAGGGGGCGCACGATTCGTCTGAGCACTACTGCTCTTTGGCTATAAACATACCCGAGCTAAAAGAAACTTTGGCTGTTGGCTCCGGGTGTGATGCAAAAACACAAAGAGAAGTTTTGGCTGAAATGAAGGGAGACCGGCGCGCTCACGAGGCTCCGGACAAGGTTTATATTCAGCCTCCGTTGGGAATTGGGGCGTCGCCAAAATGGATCGAGGCTGAGAAACTGACAGAATGGGAAAGCCGGGGGTGGTATTCGTGAAAATCGCAATAGACTTTCCACCGCTATGGGATGAGATCGATGCGGCATTCCACGTAAAGGGCCGAAAGGTAATCTATGCGTGGGGCGACACCATCTACAATCCTTATGGGATGCCGGTACCTCCGGTCCTAATGGATCACGAGATGGTACATGGTCACCGCCAAGGTAAGGACGTCATCGGCTGGTGGCGCAGATATATCGAGGATCCCGTGTTCAGGCTCAACGAGGAGATCCCAGCGCACATTGCAGAATATAACCACATGATACGCCAAGGGAATCGAAACGACCGCAGGCAGGCTCTCAAGCTTGTTTCCGGGCGGTTGTCCGCTCCCTTGTATGGCGGATTAATTACGAAGGCCAAGGCCAAAGCATTACTCAAAGCAGGAGAGGGATTTTAATGTGTAGTTATAGTCCGGAAACCCCAGAGGGTATAACTCCTTTCGATCCAGACAAGGAATTACAGGCCATATTCCCTTATGGCGACCTACCAATCACCGAAAGCCACAAGCTGTCGGAGCTGCTAACTTGAGCGCAATATCCACATTAATAGACTTCAACGGGGACGAGTGTGCGGCCTATATGTACTTGCACCCCAACTTTATCGGAACCAATGAGTACCTAAAGGGTATGTCGGCACAGTTTTTCTCCGATGCCATGATCAAGAATCACCCCTATTGTGACGATGTGAACGTCATTCCGGGATTCCCTGATACGCCAGAAACAACGTCCCTATGGCTTCACTGTAACAATGGCCACAAGATCTATCGGTATCTCAAGCCACACAAGCCTCAAATCGGCTCCCTCGTAAAACGAGAACACTTCGAAGGCGTCCAAAGCGGGAATAACATCAAAAAATGCCCCATATGTCACACTGGTAACTACCTACTGACTAGGAATGTGTACTAATGACATTCGAAACACGACGGCGAAGGCCAAAGCATTACTCAAGGCCGGCGAAGGCTTTTAACAACACAATAAATCTGGAGGATTTATGAACAACTTCGACGTAAACGCCGCGGCTCATGCCGTGCTAAAGGAAGTCGAGACCAAGAAGGCTACCGTAGACGGTCCTGTCGCGCAGCATAACCCGCACGAGAGATACCTGATCCTGCTGGGATTCGTGACAGCGATCTCCGCGTCTCCCCTTAACCCGGTTATGACGATCAGTGGTTATCCCGGGTCTTTGAAGCCGCTATGAGCAGAAGATTCAAACTCGCTATGGTGCTCCGGCGCCGCAAGCGGGTACCCGGCAAGCAAGAGCGCCTGATCCAGAATCACGTCACTAGGCAGGTCGACATCCTTTCCCGGAAAGGGTTCAAGATAGATCCTAAATCGGTTGAGATGATCGAGCGACCGAGCGACAGGGATCTGACTCGAAAGTTCGCGGTATGCTTTACCATGAAGGACTGGTAATTACCTGATAAGATCGGTGAAGCGGCGGGACGGGGTACTCCTCCAGTGGGTGAGTTCCCTCTTTTCTCGCCTTCCTCGTTTCGCCGCGCTAAAAGGAGAGGTCATTGGGTCATCCCATTGAAGACATAGATTTCCCGGAGAAACTGCAACCATTGTTTGACGCTTGCTGGCGCTACGTCATTCTCGAGGGCGGTCGCGGGGGATCCAAGTCATGGGGCATCGCCAGAGCCCTGCTGGTTCTAATGATCCTGAGACCCGGCCTTCGCGTGCTGTGCGCCCGGGAAATTCAAAAGTCGATCGATCAATCCGTATACCAGCTGCTCAAGGACCAGATCTCGCTGATGAAACTGGACCGATACTTCGACGTCCAAGCCAATAGAATCATAGGACCAAACGGCGGACTGATTGTTTTCGCTGGCCTGCAGACCATGAACGCCACCAACATCAAATCCTATGAGTCGATCGATATATGTTGGGTGGAAGAAGCTCAGAGCGTTAAGCGTCCATCGTGGGAGATACTGATCCCCACCATTCGAAAGGAGGGCTCGCAGATCTGGGTATCCATGAACCCCGAACTCGATACCGACGACGCCTACATCCGATTCATTGAGAACACGCCGCCAAAATCTATTCATATCCACATCAACTACCCGGACAATCCATGGTTCCCGGGAACGCTTGAGATGGAACGCCAGCACGCATTCGAAACACTAGACACTGAAACCTATAACCACATCTGGTTGGGTAAGCCCCGAACAACGCTGGCCGGTGCGATCTATGCCAACGAGGTTGCCTCGACAGTACGCCATAAACGCTACCGCCCGGTCCCTTACGATCCGTCTCTGCCCGTGCATACCTGTTGGGATATGGGCTGGAACGATCAGAACTCAATTGTATTCTTCCAGAAGCTCAGGAATGAGGTGATGATAATCGACTATGCTGAAGCCTCGTTTATGAAGCTGTCAGACTGGGTGAAGTTCCTTGACTCCCTGCCATACGCATACGGTACCGACATCCTGCCATGGGACGGCAACACCACGTCCAGACAGACCGGTATGTCAGACAAGCAGATCCTGAAGAGCCTCGGTAGACGCAAGGTGATCAACGGCCGGCAGATCTCTGGCGCCGCGGAGAATAGGATCGTCCGCTCAAGGAGTATGTTTTCTCGCGTATTCATGGATAATACCCCTGCATACTCGCATAGAATGGGCGAGACGTTAGAGATTGTCCGCGGTGGTGGTAGACTGATGGAGTGCTTGAAGCGGTACTCGCGCAACGTACCAGCGACAACCGGTGAACCCGGCGGCCCTAAGCACGATGAATTTTCTCACGGCGCCGACTCATTTGGTGAGATGGCCGTTAATATCGAGAGAGTGAAAAACGAAATGATGTCTCAACCCCTGATCTATGAAGGCCACGAACAATCCGTCAAAGGAGTCATGTAATGGCTGGCAGCCTAAACGAAAAGAATACAGCCAACGACTCGCACATTATCGATGAGAGCGCCTTCCGAGGAGAGGATGAATCCCCCTTACTCGCTGCACTAGGAGAGGAGGACAAAGACCAGCTCGCTGAAGAGGACATTATCGCCATTGACTGGGCTCGACTTGATTCATTTGGTGAATCACTGGCCAAGCACAGATCCGAATGTATCTCCTATCGCCAAAGCTCAGGCATTGAAAAGATATGGCTCGAGGACGAAGAGCATTACGAGGGAGTAGACGATCGCAACCGCGGCGAAGAATCCCGCACCAGCTGGAACCAAAAACCCCCGGGGCAATCAAGCACCAGCTCAGCAGCACCATCAACAAAATCTACAGTATTCCCCAACATCACCAGTCCCTTTGTAGACTCCGGCACAGCTAGGCTTGCAGACGTTATCCTACCTATGTCTGGAGACCCGTCCTTTAGCTTCAAGCCAACGCCTATACCTGACCTGATTGACGCTGCCGCCGGTAACTTTGCCGAGGTACCTGATATTAATTACGAGGATCCAGATGCTGTCATGGCTCAGGCAGGGCTTGAGGACGCTGAGATGGAGGAGGCTAAGAGGATCATTAAGGAGGCCAAGGACACGGCAAGGAGGGCCGAACAGTGTATTTTCGACTGGCATATTGAGTGCAAAAGAAGGAAGTCTTTGCGTAAGGTTATTGACGACTCAGGCCGTATTGGCGTGGGTATCCTTAGAGGGCCGTACAACAAAAAGATCAAGCGGATCGGCTACTTCGATGGCAAGGTCAAGGTAATCGAGAAGGTTATCCCGGCGAGCGCATGGGTTGATCCGTGGAACTTTTACCCCGCTCCAGACTGCGGTGAAGACATCCAGAGCGGCGATGGTACGTGGGAGCGTGAATACGTCACCAAGAACGACCTTCGCAAGCTGAAAGAGGATGAGGCGTATATATCGGATCAGATAGATCGATGTCTGCGCGAAGGACCAATGATTGCTCAGGCTGAGTACAAGGACACGCCGGACCCTAATAACGAGCAAAGCGATCAGCGCATTAAGGGCGGAAAGTTCGAGATGTGGCGATGGCATGGCACGGCTGAAGCCGAAAACCTCGAGGCAGCTGGCTGTAGTTGCGACGGATACGAGGACCCTTACCTACCGGGTCAGGTCATCATGGTGAATAACCACCCCATCATGGTCGAGATGAACAACATGGAGACCGGGAAGTACCCCTATTCGGTGTTCAGATGGAAGCGTCGCGCTGGTCACTGGGCTGGCATCGGTATATCTCGCATGGTTCGAGTGCCGCAAAAGATCGTGGTCGGTGCTACACGTAACTTGATGGACAACGCCGGCCTCGCGGCTGGCCCCATGATCGTCTTCAAGCAGGGATCCATTGTCCCGGCTGACGGCATAGCGGGTATCGGTCCTCGGAAAGTGTTCTATATCGCCGAGGATGACGAGGTGATTCAAGACGCCCGGGCCGCGATCGGCGTGATTCAGGTAGATATGGTCGTTGATGACCTATTGAAGATTGTCCAGTTCGGCCTGCAAATGGCTGAAGAGACCAGCGGTATGCCTATGCTACTGCAGGGTCAGATGGGCGGAGCACCCGATACGGTTGGTGGTATGCGTATGCTGACAAACAACGCGGCACCACCGCTCCGAAGATTGGCGCGAGCCTTCGATCAGGACATTACGGAGAACGAGACCGAGATGTACTATGAGTACCTGCTTCTGTATGGACCAGACAATTGTAAGGGAGACTTTTTCATAAACTCCAATGGGTCAAGCACCCTAGTCGAACGGGACATACAGGATCAGGAACTTGGCGCCATGGGTGCGATCGTGATCGATCCTCGTTTTGGTCTATCCCCGGACAAGTGGTCCAAGGAATACCTGAAGTCTCGAAGGTTCGATCCTTCTGTGTTCGAAACAGATGAGGAGAGCGACGAGTATCAAGCGATGGTTCAGAAGTCTCAGCAGTTTGATGAGCTGGAAGGCGATCCAAGAGTTCAGTCAATGATGATGGATTCCGAGACCAAGCGCATGAAGGTCCAGACTGATGGCCAGCTAGGTCAGATGAAGGTCCAGAGCACTGATCAGTTGGGTCAAATGAAGTTGCAGACCGAGGCAGAGACCAAGGTTTGGCAGCGCCAGCAGGATCAGATGGAGATGGAGGCTAACGCTCAGATCCAGCTACTGATCAATTCAATGAACGACGAGCAGTTCAAGGCGAAGAGCGCCCAAGAGCGTCAGAACCACGTAGAGAAGCTACAGACCGAGATCTCGACACTGGTGGCCAAGCTCAAGTCTCAAGAGAGACTCGCTGGTATGGGCGCCACGTCGGACAGGATGCCTATGACGCCAGTAGTCGAACCACCTCAGCAGGCTCCGGCCGGTGAGAGTGTGCAGCAATGAGTATCCAAGTTGAAACAATAGGAAGCGCGACCCTCTACTGCGGGGATTGTCTGGATATTCTACCTACGCTG